ACAATTTTGAAAACATACAACTTCCGTGGATGTTTTCCAACAAACGTATCTGAGATTGAAGTCAACTACGAAACAAATGACGCAATCGAAGAGTTTACTGTTGAGTTCCAAGTTCAATATTGGGAATCCGCAACGACTAGTTAATATCATTATAAGTAAAGGGGTAGGGTTAATCCCTACCTCTTTTTTATAGATGGATAGGTAATGGCAGAACAAGACAATAGTATCTTCAAGTTGTTTGGTTTCGAACTCAAACGAGCCTCCGAAAGAGTAAAGGAAGACCCCAAACTTAAATCAATTGTTGCTCCTACAGATGATGATGGTGCAGGATATATAACTGCGTCTGGTTCTCACTATGGACAATACGTTGATATGGATGGCGCTCAGGCGAAAGACAATCAACAACTCATTATGAAATATAGAGGTGTATCACATCATCCTGAAGTAGATGCCGCCGTAGAAGATATTGTGAATGAATCTATTGTTGGTTCAGAAGGTATTGCATGTGAAATCAACTTAGATAAAGTCGATGCCGCAAACAATATCAAAAAACAAATGACCGAAGAGTTCAATAACGTTTACTCTATGATGAAATTTAGTGAACTTGGTCATGATATTTTCCGTTCATTTTATGTGGATGGTCGTCTTGTTTTTCATTTGGTCGTAAATGAAAGTAATATGAAAGCCGGTATTCAAGAGATTCGGCCGATTGATTCCGCAAAAATTCGTAAGGTCAAAGAGGTCAAGTATAAGAAAGACCCTGCTACTGGTGCAAAGGTCGTTGATAAAATAAATGAGTTCTATCTCTTTCAAGAAAAAGCAGGAATGAATCAGGGTGTAAGATTATCACCTGACTCAGTATCCTATACCACAAGTGGACTTCTTGACCCATCAAAGAGAACAGTGGTATCTTATTTACATAAGGCACTCAAACCAATCAACCAACTAAGAATGATGGAAGACTCTCTAGTCATCTATCGTCTTGCTCGTGCGCCTGAAAGACGCATATTCTATATTGACGTTGGTAATATGCCAAGGAATAAATCCGAAGCATATATGAAAGACATTATGACTCGTTATAGAAACAAGTTAGTATATAACGCAAGCACAGGTGAACTCAAGGATGACCGTAAACATATGTCCATGTTGGAAGATTTCTGGTTACCACGCCGTGAGGGTGGACGTGGAACAGAGATTACCACATTGCCAGGCGGTGAAAACTTAGGTCAGATAGACGATATCATATATTTCCAAAAGAGATTATATCGTTCATTGAATGTTCCTATCAATCGCCTTGAACAAGAAGCACAATTCTCCTTGGGTCGAGCCACTGAAATTTCACGAGACGAGGTGAAGTTTCAGAAGTTTATTGACCGATTGCGTAAAAGATTCTCTATGGTATTTACGAATATCCTGAGAAAACAACTAATCTTGAAAGGTGTAATCACTGAACAAGATTGGGAATCATGGAAAAGTGATATCTATATTGACTTCCAAAGAGACAATCACTTTACAGAGTTGAAAGATGCGGAGTTACTCCGTGAGAGACTTACAACTCTTGACCAAGTATCAAACTATGTTGGGGAATACTTCTCAAGAGAGTGGGTCATGAAAAATGTCATGATGTTCTCAGATGAAGATATTACCCAAATGAAAGATGAAGTTGAAAAAGAGAATGCCAAAGGTGGCGATGAAGAAGAGAATGAGGAATTTTAACAATGAGTGAAACCGAAATTAATCCAATTGAAGACCTTGTAAATCAAATCACAGATGGTGAGTTGAATAAGGCAGAGGGTTCTTTCAATAGTCTAATCCAAGATAAAATGGTTGCGGCTTTGAATGCCCGAAGAATTGATGTAGCAAGCAGTGTATATGGAGTATCCGATGGAGAACCTGAAGACGAAACTGATATCGTTGATGAAGTCGTTGAAGACGAAATTGAAACAGATTTGGACGAAACTGAAACCGATTCTGAAGAAGATTCTGACATATCTGACGAAGAAATTGAAGAATTTTTGGACGATTCTGAAGACGAAACTGAATAATATTCGTTAAAAAGTATTTTTATATAAATAATATTACAATGAAAAGATATAAAGAAATATTACTAGAACTAGCAGGGCGAAAGCCCGCTGGTAAGTCCGTTTTTAACAAAAAGTTAAACGGCTTTCCTGTATTGATTACAAAAGAAAAAAACGAATTTGTTGTGTATATTGATGGTGACCGATTAGACTCCTTCAAATCACAACGAGAGGCAGAGCAATCTGCTCAAAAAGTAACAAAGGCACTAAAGTAATGAAACTTATTACTGAGTATACCGAAAACGATACACTTCAGTGTATTATCGAAAAGAAAGCAGATGGCGAAAAGAACTACGTCATCGAAGGTGTCTTTGCACAAACAGATAAAAAAAATCGTAATGGCCGTGTTTACCCTAAACCAATTATGGAAAAGGCAATAGGCAAATACGACAAAGAACAAATTCAGAAAAATCGTGCGGTTGGGGAACTCAATCACCCCGAAGGGCCAACGGTTAATCTGGACAAAGTTTCTCATCGCATCACTGAAATGAAATTTCAGGGTAATGATGTGGTAGGAAAGGCACAAATATTGGATACTCCGATGGGTAAGATTGTGAAAGGTCTTCTCGATGGTGGTGTGCAACTAGGCGTGTCAACTCGTGGTATGGGTAGTCTTGAGAGACAAAATGACACGATGGTCGTCAAAGACGACTTTATTCTTAGCACTGTTGACATAGTGCAAGACCCATCTGCACCTAATGCATTTGTTAATGGAATTATGGAAGGTGTTGAGTGGGTTTGGAATAATGGCATTTTAGAACCTCAAGAAATTGAAATAATGGAGACTGAAATTAAGACTGCTCCGAAACCTGTCTTGTATGAGACAAGCGTTCGAGAGTTTAAGAATTTCCTCTCGTTACTAAAATCTAGCATGTAGGAGGTCAATATGACTGACGAAAATCAAGAAGTTGAACTCCACGATGAAGTAACAGACGAAATCGTGGAAGATACTCTCGGAGAGGCGGCACATGGTAGTGTCGCTGCTAAAGGCAAAGCTGGTGACGCACAACCAACTGACGAAACAGATTCAAACGCTGCAACTGATAAAGCAGCCGATGGAACGTCACAGGCGAAAGCACCAGGCGGAGTCGCAAATCAGGGCGAAAAGAAGCCTAAAACAAAAGCAGGAATGATTAGCGCTATGTTCAATAAGATGAACGGCATGTCTAAAGCAGACGTGGAAGGCATGTATCAATCATATCATAAAGAGTCGGTAGACATGGAAGAAGATGAAGTCATCGCTGAAACCAGTGTTGACACTGCAACCGAACTCGATGCACTAGTCGAGTCTGAAGCTACACTCAGTGATGAGTTTAAAGCTAAAACTGCTGTGTTGTTTGAAACTGCTCTAAAATCTAAATTGTCTGAAGAAGTAGACCGTTTAGAAGAACAGTATCAAGAAGAACTTTCAAGCGAAATCGAACAAACTAAGTCCGAGCTCGTTGAGAAAGTTGATAACTACCTTAACTATGTAGTTGAAACTTGGACGGAAGAAAATAAAGTTGCAATCGAAAGCGGTCTCCGCACTGAAATTGCTGAAAACTTTATGACCTCACTGAAAGACCTCTTCACGGAGTCTTACATTGAAGTTCCAGAATCCAAAGTTGACCTAGTAGATGAACTTGCTGAACAAGTAGAAGAACTTGAGACTAAACTCAACGATACTACTCAGAAAGTCATCGACACTACTGGTGAACTGGAAGAGTATAAAAGAGAGTCAATCATTCGTGAAAACTCTCGTGACCTTGCAGACACTCAGGTCGAGAAGTTAAAAACACTCCTTGCAGATATTGATTTTGACAGTGAAGAGAAATTTGCTGAAAAAGTTGAAACTGTAAAAGAGTCATACTTCACAAAACAAGTAACGTCTGACGAAGAAATCCTTGATGAAGATACTACTGACAACACTGTCGAAATATCTGACTCTATGGACAAATACGTTCAGGCAATCCGTAAAACCGTCAAATAAGGAAAAGAAAAATGCAAGTATCCTATGACACTTTGATTGAGAAGTGGAGTCCAGTTCTGGATGAAACTTCTGCTGGTGAAATCTCTGATTATCACCGTAAAGCAGTGACGGCTGCTGTATTGGAAAACCAAGAGAAAGCTCTTCGTGAAGAAGCATCTGCATCCGCAGGCTTTTTGACAGAGGTTTCTGCAAACAATACAAGCTCCGTTGCTAACTTTGACCCAGTATTAATTTCACTGGTTCGCCGTGCAATGCCTAACCTCATCGCCTATGATGTGTGTGGTGTTCAACCAATGACAGGCCCAACTGGTCTCATCTTTGCGATGAAATCACGTTACGGTTCTGGCACAACTGGAGCTCGTGAAGCTCTCTTCAACGAAGCCGAGACACGTTTCTCAGGTGACTCAGGTGGAACTCATGACTCAGATAACCCATCTGGTTTTGATTCTGCTAATGGTCTTATCGACTCTGAAGGTGACAGAACAACTGGCATCTTCGCTGGTGGTATGCCAACAACATCTGCTGAAGACCTCGGTGACGGCGGTTCTTCTTTCAACGAAATGGGTTTCACCATTGAGAAGCAAACTGTGACTGCCAAGTCTCGTGCGCTGAAAGCAGAATACACCATCGAACTCGCACAAGACCTGAAAGCAATTCACGGACTTGACGCTGAAACTGAATTGGCAAACATCTTGTCAACAGAAATCT